GCACCTTTAACTCCATTATATTTCTTGAGTAATTCAGCCATTGGTTTACGATCCTCACCACCAGCAAAGTGTAGATGAGTCACACCTTGTTTATGTAAGTCTGCTGCTTGTTGAAGGATAGTTGGACTTTGTTTATCAGCAACTTTGATATTAGTTCCAGGGAATGCATTTTGCGCATGCATTAATTTTTGCTCAGGAGAAAGAGGATTCTTTGCTTTCTTCTTTTCAGCTGCAGTTCTATCTTGAGAACCAGATAGAACTAGAGTATGTCCACCACCGAATTTCTTGGCAGTGTTCTGCATATGTTGAACAAGTTTCTCATGACCAGCAGTTGGTGGGTTCATACGACCAAATGCGATTGTATGATGATTATCAGAAGCATTAGTATTACCTTCTTGTGCTCCACGAGACTTCAACAGATTCTGACGAGCAAACTCTGCACGATTGACCAACTTGGTTGGCTCTGTTACACCATTGTGAGTATGATTGTAAACAAAACCTTCTGGTTTGGAAGCAACCCCACCGATAGAATGCTCATATCCACCTTCGTTTGATTCAAGACTATTGACCAATTCATTCTTGGCATTGGCAAGATGACCATGCATCTTTAGTAGATTGTCGTAGTGTTCTTTGTTCTTGTCAATGTGTGCTAATTGACTACCAGCATTATCCATAATCTCTTGCTTCTTGGCAGGAGTTTTAATCTTTTCAAACTTCTTCTTCAACTGAGAAGAAACATGAGCAGAGAATCCTTCAGTGGAAGGTGTTTCACCTGTACGAACTGTTTGATTGATGTAGGTTGCTAGGTGTCCTGCTTCACCGCTATGTTCTGCGTGAATTGCTTTGTACATCTTGGCACCATGAGTCTCATGAATAGTCTTGGCTTTGGATAATTCTCCAAGCACTTTCTGTTGAGACTGTTCAGAGTACTTTGCACCTGCAGCATCGTAGCTGGCAGTGTGGTGATAGATGTCTGAGTGAGAGCCGAAGTCACCTTCAGAAACATTACCAGTTGCACGCATGTTGCTTAGGTTAGTTCCTTCGTATTTGGTATGAGTAACTAAACCAAATTTAGATTTGTTAATTGATGCAGCTTTATCACCCTTTGCACCATAAGTGATAGTGTTCGGTGTGAAAGAAGTTTTGTCTCCTTCTTTCTTAAGATCAGGTTTAGTGAACATCACATCACCTTGGAATACACCTTTCTTTGGTGCAATCTTTGGTGCATGTTCTAATGCTGCTTTAAGTTTTTCTACAAGACCTGGAGCATGTCCATGATTCTTCTCAACATCTTCAGGTGTATAATTTAGTTTTGGGTTTTTATTGAAGGCAGACTTTGATGCAACAAAGAATTTACCATTTTCTGGGTGGTGTCCATAAACCAAAGATGGCGAACCATCGTACTTCATAGTCAGTTTGTTGGAGTTCATACCTTGTTTGGTATGGAAGTGTGCACCATGTAGAGCATTATACGCATGATTGAATCCGTCTGCTCCATGGAACAGTGGACGATCCTCAGCGTGAGTAATGTGTTTGAGTTTTGCACCTTCTTCGGTCGGTGCACCTTCAGTCAAAAAGTCTTTAAATCCTAGCATCATATTACTATTATACCCTAAGTTGCAATTATTGTCAAGCGATAACCCTACGGAATTGAGGGGATTATTGTAATTTAAATGTACCTACTGGACTCTTATGAGCACCAGAGGATGCCTTAACTGTATATCGTGCAGCAACTACTGGCTTTTTAGTTTTTGCGTGGATACCTTTAATAGCAACTGCAGTTCCCTTTCCTGGATATACTTTTAGGGATCCAGGTTCAAATTGGGATAAATGTTCATCTGCTAAACTATGCATTGGTTTTATAACTGATTGAGCAGTCCCATCGTCTTTAACTTTACTGTGTACGATTGTATGAGGAATATGAGTATTTGGTGACACATTTTGACGAATGATGTTTGCTAATTCTTCATGTGTATGTTTTGATATACCTGCAGTAAATTGTTGCATAATCTGAGTATTTTTTTCATTATTAGATTGTCTCGCCAATGCTGCTCTTTGAGTTGCGCTTTGTAAAAATGCAGGTCGTTCTTTTTTAGGTAAAGAATCATGTGCCTGTAAAAATTTACCAAGATGTTCATGCATGGTTTTATTTTTATCTCTCAATGGCTTTTCTGCATGTTGTGCAGACAATCTGGCGTATTCCGAACGCATTCCAGGAACAGGTTTTCCTTTTGCATTGACAGAATCTTCTAAAGACATCTCATCAATTTTAGTCATAATATTTCTCTGATCTGCAGAACCAGTATAATGTAACTTTTCCATATTGGCAGTATGAATATCATGTGCAACACGAAGAGATCCAGTGGGTAACTTAGCAGTCTTTTCTAGAGAGTCAAGTCCTGGATTGCGATAGTTTGGTTCTTGTGAACCATACTTGGCAGAGATACCATGGTGTCCAACTGGCTTACCTTCTTTATCATGTAGTGTAACAATCAAGTCAGCGTTGGAGTTTACATCTTTAACACCAGTAGTCTTCTCGTGGTCTCCAGCTTTATTTTCTTTATCAGCGTTTGATGTCCAGTGAACATTACCAATGTGTGCATGATCGCCGATATGTCCTTGGTCTTTCATACTTTGCTTAAATGCATCTGCAGATTGTTTAGCATGACGATCAATTTCGTTATATGCAGCTGAAGGAATCTTATCTTTTAATTTCTGGTGTACTTGTTCTGGTGTACCAGCATGGTCTGCATTGTCAGAGAATGAACGATGATGTTCTGGAAGTTTTTCTTGTGGGTGTAGATACTTTGCTAAAAGTAACTCATGAAGTTTACCTTTATCGTCTGATTCTACAGATGAAGATTCTGCTTCTAATAGTAGATCTTCTTTTAGAACTTCTTCTTTAAGAAATGATTTGAAATTTAACATATGTTTACCATGGATCCCCAGAGAGTTTTAAAGATGATGCCATCTTTTCTGACTCGAATTTAAAACGAATCTTCATAATCTTTTTTTCACCAGCTTTTACGCCAATTGATTCGTTGCCTACTTTTTCTAAAGTGATTGGATACTTTGATAACGCATCTAATTTCTCGTTTTTCACTGGATCCATCACTGTTGCTTTATAGGGAGGTTTACTTCCCTGCCCTGTAACTTTAATATATGGAGGATACTGCACCTCAGCATCCATCCAATCAGAGAGAAGATATTTTAACAACTCTTGTTGTTTAAATTTTAATAGTCTCTCTAATAATTTATCTCTCATACCTGACATCATTTTAACACCAATCTCCTCAGTCTCTTTTTTGACTTCTGGATGTGTTCTAATAAAAACTTTTCTCTCTGTCGCAGGGTTGGGTAACTTAAATCTAGTTATAGTATCTTGCAATAATAATTTGTATTCATTGGCAAGAGACATAGTAAGATTAGTATCAATAGTTCCAACACCTGGATTCTTAAATCCAATATCACCTGATCCTTGAGTTGCTTTAGCAGACAATCCTAAAAACCCATCTGCTGGACCATCATTAAACTTAACCAATATATCAGTTGGATTCTTTTTCTGGTCTACGAATCTACCAACTGCTGATGTCATAGAGTTAGGTCTAGCAGTCCACCAAACTTTATTAACGAATCCTTTGTATTTATTGTCTTTAGCCCAGTCAATAAAATACTCTGCCATTGCTCTGGCTTTACCCTCAGCATCTGCTACTTCTTCTGGCTTGGCTTGCTTTACACGCTGATCGTATTGTAATTTAGCAGACGAGTCAAACCATTTATCACCTGCTAAAACATAGCCTGTATAAATTTCGTTAATGTCTGATAATACGGTGTTTGCAGTCACGAAAGTTCCTAAAAAGATCCCAGTAAGGATTATTTAGGACGACGAGATGCTCTGATAGTTCTCTGGTATTTACGATCCCACTTGGCGATCTGCTGCATCAGTTTAGGAATTGCAGCGTTATTACGATAGTCGTAATTGAATGCTTTGAGGATGTAATTGAGAGTGGAAGAATCTTTAGAGTTCTTGGCTCTATTGATTAGTTCTTCTGTGGTGATGGATGGTTTGTAGATTTTGAAATCAAGTAACACACAGTGGGCATATGCCTGAATTTCATCGAACTCAGAGAGATATCTTCTCTCAATGTTCTTCTTTTCATGTTTTACTTTCTTGTAAGGAACGACATAGTTAGACCATTCATCCCCTCTTCTATCGAACTGCATGAAGTGTATTAACTCATGCATTTGAGTCTGCATTATACGATATTTAAACTTGTTCCATGTATCGTATGTGAATGGAAACCTATCGAACTCAGTTGTGTATATTTGGATACAGCACTGTCTTTCATCTGGTCCATACTCACCACCAACGGCAACATAGTTGTCGTACATTTTGGCTTTGGATTTTTGTGGGAGAAACTCGACTTTGGTTTTCCACTTTCTGAAGTAGTTTGAAAGACCCTTACTATCGTTGCAATAGTTGTCTAGGTCTTTCCATACTTTCGAAGGTATAAAGGTTGCTCTAAATGGACGCTCGTGGAAGTTGAGCAGATCCATCCAATCGTAATTAGCGTTTTCCAGGAATTCAAAATTGCATGGCATTTTACATCCCAGAAAGGCATTTTACATCTTGAAATTACCTTCCAAGAATGCGAGTACCTTTCCCTGCTCCTCTAAGTTAGTATTGCTAAACTCGGTAATATAAGGCATCAGATCAAAGTTTGATAGTAGATTACTATATTTAGTTTCTCTGCCTCTTAGGAATTGTTCAGACTGGTCGGAACCCCTATCCTTGTATCTCTGTTCTAGGATCTCCTTCGGTGCTTTCAAATAGACCACCTGTAATTCGGTATTTGGAAGTCCCATGGCGAACTCTAAGAAAGACTGATTAAAGATTCGATCTCCTTCGAACAGGATGTTACAGTTGTGAGTCTGAATCCACTTTTGTAACTCAGGCTGAACCGCCATACTAAGACGATCTGTTCCAGCGAAGGTTTCACCCTCTTGATACTTACCAAGAATATAGAGATCCAACTCTTCATTATATAATGCCGATACCAGTTTGGCTGGCTCTGTTTCGATACATTGTTTACCTTCAATAAACTTACGGAATAGAGTGGTCTTACCAGTTCCAGGTTGACCACCAACAGCAATCAATTTACGAGTCTTCATAGGGTTTGTCACCTTTACAATATTAATAGTGTCACCGACACCGATTCTGTCATTAAACATTTCTTGCTTCTTTAATTAAGTTCTTTAATTCATCTTCAGTAAACACCCATACTCTTCCGAGAAAGTGATGAGTGTCACTATCCACATTATGCTTCTTAGTGAATGTTGTTTTCTTAATTATATCCCGTGCAAGATTCTTAGACAAGTTTTCTTTAATCTCATCTGCATAGGTTGGAACAGTTTCTTTTAGTTTCAATAACTCGAACTCTGCAACCTTATGTTCAACTGTAATCTTATTGAACGAATAAGTGTCAAGAAAGTCTTCCATATCGAATCCACCGAATGATAGGCTACTGGAAGATACTGTTGTTCCGCTTCCGCCACCAGTAATTGTTATGGTATCACTAACACTACTCACACTACCACTAATCATTGTACTCATGTAAACATCTCCAATCCATTTAATATAGGTTCTTCATCTTCAAACATCCAATCCATATTCTGCATTTTGCCAGTGTTAAGGAAGGATGTAAATTTCTCTTTATCAATACCATTTCTATGGTCTAATCTCAAGTCAATGGTTTCTTCTCTTGACTGCCATAGAACATTCCAGTCAATACCATACCAACCATCTTTCTCACACTGCATAATCTCTTCTGCTTGTCGGTCGAGATAGTAACCAAGATACCTTCCATGGCTCTTTCTGAATATCTTCTTGAAAGAACAAAGACAGGTTTCCATGGTAAAGTAATCTATTTGGGAGTCCAGTTCTGGAAATCTTTCTTTCGTTTCAATGAGAATCTCTCTCGCTTGTGCTTCCAAATTAGCATAATCGACTCCAGTGAGTTTTCTATCCATATCGTTATCCCTCCCAATGGCGAGAAGTAATCCATTACGATGAGAGCGAGAGCCATCATAATCATCCAGCATGAGGCTAGTAGGAGTGATATGCACACCAGCAGTATGCTTAAGATGCTGAAGATAAAACCAAGTGGAATAACGACCAAACTTATGCAGCCCAGACTTAATGCCTGTCCAGAGATTATTAAAGTTCTCTTCCTCAGATTGTCCATAGTATTCTTCCAGTTTTTCTCGTTGTGTCTTATCGCCAATGAATTGCTGATAAGAAGCAAACATCGCAGGGAGATGCCCCTTGTTCCACTTTGTATCAGTCTGATATCTTAATCGTTTATAGTTGGCAGTGTTCCATTGAGTAATACGATCAACTGTTGCCAACTCAAAGTCAGGAAACTCATTCATGAGAATCCATGCAGTTGGAAGATAGTATGTGTTACCATACAACCAACACAACCACAACTTCTGTTCATCGTTGTGTTCGTATCTTTTGTTCAGATAGTTTGTTGCCCATACTGCTGGATCGCAGTCGTCATACTTTAATGACCATGCATACCAACGAATGAACGCTTCCCTACGATTTTGTTCTAATCTATAATCAAGCATACCATCTCTTAAATGAGAACTCTGGAACATCCCAGCATAACTGATTTTCCCATCTTTCGTTTTTATAAAAGAACTCGTCTTTTATATCTTTTAAATTTATAATGGCATATGTGCCAGTGAACAATCCAATTAGAAAACAATAAGAAGCACCATCATGTTTTAATGCGTGTTCAACTTTATGTTTTTTAATAGTTGCCACACCATCACCTGTTCCACATTGAACATCAATACGAACATCGGCAGTTCTATCAATCAAATCTGCGTCACCTGTTCGCTTAAATGTATCAATGCTTGTTAGGTCATCTCCACCATTTCTTTCGAGTTTACCCAGTATCAATTTATCAATAATAAATGGAGTAAATATCTTTTCAGATAGGTAACCAAGCATCCAGTTATAGTAAACATCTTCCATGGCACGACCATTGTTTCTCATACGAGGAAGAATATTGTGGTTCTTAATCTTCATAAAAGTATCAATGATGTCTTGGTCTATGTTACCTTCATATGGAACAGATAACTGCTGATTGATTTTAGTAAAGATATTATTTAAACGAGAATTCTGTTGTTGAAGCACAGACCAGTTTGGTTCTTTAATATCTTTTGCAGAGAGATACTTTTGAAACTCATCCTTGCGAGTGAATCCCATTGCCTTACGATATTCTTTACTCATACTAAAAACTCTTCTAACGAGGGTTGTTCAAGTAGTGCGTCTCTTAACCATGCCTTACCAACTGCATTAATTGCTGCTTGGCTCTTTGCTCTTTTCTTATCACCCCACTTGTACGCTTCTAAACCCTCAGCACGGAATTGATCTCTGGCTTTGTATGGTGGTAGTGCTTGTAGTGGATTGACAATAGCAAAGTCACGATAAGCAATCTGCTCTGCTCTAGTTGGAAACAGTGGTTGGTCTGAACGAAGTGAACCTGTTGGATCAACTGCCCACCAAATCAAACCATTTTTGTAGTGCCATGTAACTGAAGAAGGAGTGCAAGACATTTTTAGTCGAGTCATCTTTCTTTCTTTAACTGCATAATCAATCCATGCATCCCAACACTTTGATGCATAACCCTTACCTTCATTTCCTTCAAGTGTAACAATCTCGTAGAGATTACTGTAACCATCTCGATTAAATGTGGCAAAGATTAAACAAACAACATCACCATTCACTTCAAGAGCCATTGGTGGTGCTTTGTCATAGTTATGAAAGCGATACCATAATGAATGTGCAGCCGATAAGAATTTTGTATTCTTACCAGCTGGACTAGTTTTAATTAACTCTTCAACTCTCGTTGAATTAACAAAGTTCATATTGTAAGTCCACCGCATCCTCAATAACTTCTTTTTCAATTGTCATTGCAAGTTGGTCATCAAATGTAATGTAATGGTTCATCAAAGTGTTAATAGGGAATCCTGGAACTTCTGCTCGTTTTGGTACATCAGCAGTAGAAGTAATTATACACCCATTTGATATAGAAGTCAAGTATAATGGTCGTTTACCATTGCGATAGAATCTAATAACTTTATCAACATGCAACTCTATAACTGCAAGACTAGAATCTTTCCAACGAATCAATGGGCTGATGCAATCTTCTGCTGTGTGTAAGATTAGTTCTGTATCGTTTTTAGTTTCGCAATCATAACCATATAACTCTTTCCACTTCTCAGGTAACTCTTGAGTGATAACACCATTGTGGACTACTGAAAGATTCTCATTGGCAATTGGTTGATTAAATTCCAAA